GATCTACCCAGATATTGATAACATCATCCAAGAATCCATCCCAGACATCAAAACATATACGGAGAAGTTCTACACTGCTGGGAAAAATGCAGGTTTCAGTCAGATAGGGGTAGAATCATTTCTAGGTGCAGCTGATACAAATGCAATGTTCCATCTCACAAACTATAATTTTGGATTAATCCGTAAACTAACCGATGACCTGGCGGATGGTGTCCGTCGGGAAGTCTGGCAGGGGGTGGCTCGGGACCGTGGGATGAAAGAGATTGCCAGTAGAATTGAAAAAGTAAAAGACTTACAACCAATCACCCATGGCAAACGAACCTGGACCATTGCAGAACGTGCCAAACTCCAAGCCATTACAGAATCATCCAGAGCCCGGCACCAAGGCATAAACATGTCCTATGTTAATTATGGTATTGAAGAATTTGAGTTAGTCAATACTGGATGGAATAAAACCTGCCAGTTTTGTAAAAAAAGTGCACGTGAAGGTCCGTATAAAATAAATGACAAGATACGATGGCCACCATTACACCCATTATGCGCCTGTTTCACAGAACCAGTTGCCAACCCTGGCCAGGTGTCTGAGGAAGCCAAGGATCCAGAATCTTATCTTGACATGGTTACGGGTGAAATGTTCCCAGTGAATAAAGCTTTAGCGTTTGCAATAGGATGAGGTGAATGAATGAAGATTCCAGATAAAATAACTTTAGGTGCTATTGATTTCACAGTTCATAAAGACTTAGATGAGAAATCGAGCCCGGGATTTAGTGGCAGTGCAAACGCAACACAGGCAGTTATATGTCTCTATAACACTTCTGGAAGACCTAAACAGAAAACAGAACAAGTATTCGTTCATGAGTTAGTACACATGATCATTGATACTTTAGGCCATGAAACTGGAGTTCCAGGACCTTATGATGAGGTGTTTGTTGAATCTGTTAGTTTACTTTTACATCAAGCTATGATTCAGATTATTAAGGCTCAAAGTGATTAATTTTCTTCTTATTTTAAATTAAATTATGGAGGTGAACAGTTTTGGAAAGAAAGTATAGTGACAGCTATGAATACACACGAGACCTGATCCGTGCAGCCGTCAACGAAACCTTTAAAGACGAAACCGGATACAATCCTTACGATTTAAAGGCCACCTACCCTGAAGATGGCATTGCTATCTTGATGAATTGGTCTGAAAACAAATTCTATGAAGTTTCGTATACAATCGAAGGCGAGACCGTAACGTTAGGGGAATTAAAAGAAACAGAACACGATGAATCATTTATCACTGCTGAACAGATTAACAACAGCATGAAACAGGGCGAACCATTCATTCTGTTAAACAGTGAAACAAAGAACCCAGTTTACAGGGTCTTGGTTCAAACACCTGATGAACTACCCGCCCAGGATATAGGGATTGACTCAGTGAAATATGATGAAGAAGGAATCAAACAGGCGATTGGTGGCTTATTAGGGGAGTATGTTTATGATCGTTCCCAGGATAACCACTCAAGACTCAGAAACCCGAAAACACCTAATAAGTTTGCCCAAGTGGTGAACACTGGTTACTGCCCAAATTATGGGGGGTACACTGATTGGGAGGTATTTGATTCAACTTATGTTCCTCTAATTGAACAGGCACTTAACAGCCGTAACAAAGGGTTGCCAGTTAAGGAGGGCCCTAGTACTGAGGTGGTTCCAAAGTCAGTAGAAAAATATGGAGATAACAATGTTAATTTTAAAGAGTTCAAATATAATGGCCTGATTTGGGATAAGAACCCACGAGATAAAAGTACAGGTGTTTGTAACGTTGTTTTAAACTCAATACCTGAAAACATTAAAGAAGGAGATGGTAACTTGAAAGAAGAAATAGTTAATATAAAGAAAGACGAATATGACGCTCTTAAGCAAGCTAAAGCCGATTACGAAGCGTTAAAACCAGCACATGAGGACTTAGAAACCAAATACAAAAAAGGCGAAGAACTCTACAATAAAGGTAAAGCCGAATTTGATAAGGTTAAAAAAGAAGAAGGCGAACTCAGAGAACAGTTAATTCCTATCTGGACCAAGGAAGGCGAAGTAAAAGAACAGATGGTCAACAGCATCATGGAGAAAGTCCCTGAGGCTGAAAGAGAAGCCAAACGGAAGGACTTCGAGGCCATGAACGTTAAGCAGTTAGAAGGCGTAATGGTCTTAAACAGTCTTGAACTTCCCACCGGGGCCGGGGGAGTGATTGAAGGAACTAACCCTCCAGCAACCCCTGGAGGTAAACAGTTTGACGACCCTGTGAAACAGAAACAGTGGGAAGATGCTCAGAGACTCAATGCCAAACAGAGTAAAGGTGTTGTCAAAAAAGTGAAGAAGGAGGATGATTAGGATGACTGTTAAAATGCTACCTGAATATTTCCCTGATAAACCAGCCGAATTAAAGATTAGGTGCAGACTTAGTGAAGGTACTCTGACTGTAACCAAACGGGAAGGTTTCCGTGGTCTTCAGATGGATTACTCGTTTGCTGCTCCAGCATCTGGACCAACCGAAGATGATACTGGGATCGTACCAGGGGATCAGGTTGTTTTAGTCGGGGTGGACAGTGAAGGCTATATCGTAGTAGCTCCACGAGCTCACACTGATGACCAAGTGTTCGGTGAAATAGTTTCTAAGGTTGATTTCGTAGGTGTTGGCCCAAAAGTTGGAACATACACTGCTGGAAACTACGAGCAGAGAGAAGCCACTATCCTGGTTTATGGTCAGAGAATTAGGCAACTGCCAGTTTACTTAGCACAAAGTGATAACCTCGCCGTGGGTGATTTCCTTAAACCCTGTGCAGTGTCCAGTTATGCAAACTACTTCCAAGAATCCGCTACACTGACTAGTAGGATGGCTTTACAGGCCGTGACTGCTTCTTCAAGCGCTGCCAGTACAGCGACTATTGCGGTTCTTGAAGGATATGAAAGTGGAACAACCGTAGACGCAGTGGAATAAAAAGAATAGGAGGAATTGATTATGACTGATATGTTACCTGGTGAAGCATACCTAAACCCTTTCAAATTAGATGAAGAGTTACGTGAAATTGTAGAACCTCAACTATTTTTTAACAACCTAGCGCCCAACACAGACACAACTGAACGGGCTGTTATATACGATGTGCTAGAAAACACAGCGAATAAAGACTTACAGGACGGGGTGATGACTTTACCGGCCCCAGCCGGTGAAGAAGCAGCACTAACCAAACTCAAAATGAGGAATATCACCTCGTTAGAAGGTAAGATTCCTAAGATTGGATATGAATTTGACATATCCCGGGATGTGCTTTCCAGTTCTGTTAGAACTATTAGTGATTTGAATGTGAAGATGAAAAAGGCAGGGTATGGTATTTCCTATGCTGTGAATAAATTCACATTACAAGTGTTACAGGCTGGAGCTAAAGAATTAACTTATAACCCTACAACCGTATGGGATTCTAATACGGGTGATCAGAACCCTATTAAGGATATGATTGAAGCGTGGTATGATTTCATAGACTATGGATATCCTAACAGGGCTTACACCACTTTCCTACACTTCAACAACCACAAGGAACTTGCAGAGTTCCTTATTGACATGGACATTGACTTTCAATTTGTTGGTGAGAACATAATCGAAATCACTGGCAATCCTGCCATGGCTGGAAGACAGTTTTACAATGTCAATGACCAGTACACCGAAGGCAAATACCTAACCATGGATTTAAGGCCTAACGTCCACCCTGGATTTGAAACATACAGGTACATAGACCCTAAATTCGGTATCGAAATACCTAAAGCCGACCCAAACGAGGCAACAACCTATACTGGTATTAACATCAACGTGACTACTATGGACAAAAACCCATTCACTACAACTGTGGAAATGTGGTTAAACTACTTGCCTGTGGTTAAAATTGAAGATGTTATCGGTGAAGGGGACGGAATATAACTTCCATCCTTTTAAAACTCTTTTTTTATAGGAGGTGCATTCATGGCACTATTAGGAACATTAGGCGGGCTTCTTGCCTTTGGTAAGAACCCTCGGAAAGCCTTTAGAAAGGTTTGGAGAGAATTAGAAGAGTTAGATGATAGAATTGATGATGTTGAGTCCGGTGTTGTTGCCGAAGGTTCTATTGATACCCCCGAACTGGCAGATGGTGCGGTTGAAACCGATAAAGTTGCAGACGCTGCAATCGAAAACGGTAAACTAGGTGCTGCTGCTGTGGATTCAAGTAAAATGGATTATTTTTTATCTGATGAACAGACCGGTGATGGTACGGCTCAAAACATAGCTCACGGTTTAGAAGTAGAACCTGCATTGGTGCTGATCATACCTAGTCTGGTTGGAACCGATGGTGCTACAATCACATTCACAAAAGGTTCAACTAATGTGATCGTTACAGCCACAACCGGAGCAAAATACAGAGTATTTGCAATGCCTTAAGGAGATGATCTCGTGGCTGCTAGTGTTGAAAACGTCCTGGATCTGTTGGATGGTTGGGTTATCACAGACCCGCCAACCGAACCAGAACCAGAAGAGCCTCCAGAAGACCCTGAAGCGCCCGAACCTGAACCAGAGGCACCAACCGATGATGGTGAAGTACACACAATCCTATCAACAGAAGTGGAGAAATTCATCACCAAGGCAACAGTAAGAGCAGCAGCCTATATAGGACTAACTGACTCATCCAAACTCCCAGATAATACTTTAACCGCCGAAGCCGTGGCAACCTGGGCAGCCGGACTGCTCTGGAATAAGTATGTTGTCAAAGTCAATGAAGGCAAAGAACAGGATGACCCGAACACCTACGGCGATAAGAAGATTTGGGAAGCAAAGGCTATGTTAAAACCTTATTTGGATGATAAGAATGATGATGGTGTCTCAGATGTTCACATCTACACCTCTACTTATGTGAGTGACTAGGATGTCTGTCAGGACAACAATCGATTCCAATATCGACAAGCTGGCAGCAGCAAACAAAGTCCGATCAGTTAAGGTCAAAGCTGGAGTTATTAAGGGCTTGGATGAAACAGGGAAGTTCGGCGAAAGGCAGATGAAGGCCATACACGGCCCTCACAGTAAATCTGGGAAGATTCTAAGAAGTATTAAATCTATTAAAACAGGTGAATACAGTCGGACTGTTGGTGTTTTCACTAATGAAATATACCCTCTTATTTTAGAGAAAGGCCGTGGTCCTGTCTATCCGAAGCTTCGAGCAACTTCTAATACTCAGCATGTTGGTTATCTTGGTAAGCATATTGGTGCAGCTGCACTGAAATTCACGATAGGTGGTAAGGTTCTTTTCAGGCGAAGTGTTGGCCCCGCCAAACCAAGGCCCTATGTGGAACCTACTAGGAGATCCATGAGGGCCATGTTCCCTAAGATCATGATGAAAGAACTCAGTAAGGCCGTTGGTAACAAATAGAACCCTTTTTTTGGAGTGATTATTTATGTATCCAGACCTGGATGAAACTATTAAACAGGCATTGGATGAGGCTAAAACAGATACAGCCCTTGACGTGCCTATACTTACTCATTACGATGTAGTATTCCCCGGACAAAATGCAAAGATGCCACAACCCCGCCGGATCATGATCTACAACTACGATAACGATGTCACCACCCCTGGATATGACTACGATGAAAGAAAAGTGTACTACATTTTGGAAATTGGTATTAAAAAACCAAACTACCTAAAAGCAATGAAACTATTACGGGACGTTACAACCGCAATAATTAAAGTATTACGTAAAAGCACTGTGATGGCAGAATACAGTCAGTACATGACTATTGAAAAGATAACCCCCGAATATGATAGTAGTTACACTGTTAAAAAGGCACATATACAAGTATCATTCCAAGTCAGCGAAGATTACGGAATACCTGAAGAGGAATTTGATGATATTAACGTGAACGTGGAGGTTGAATGAAAATGACTGGTAAGAAGAAAGCAGAACCTAAAGCAGAGGTTAAGGAAGCGGTTAATGAAGAGGTTAAGGAAGATAAAATAAGCCTGATAGTATTTAAACAAATAGAAAACATTGACAACATGACCTATACAGGGTTCAAAGCGTCACTCGAAGCCGAAGACGGTACAGAGGCAAGTTTAAGCGAATTCAAAAGAGAATACGCCAAATATCGGGATAAGAAAGTATTCATCAAAAGATAAGGAGGAATGAGAATCATGAACATAGATACAACCATACCTGGCAGAAGTGCTGAGTTCGTCGAACCCGACATCTCAGCGGCCATGGGTACAGCTGGTGTTGTTGCGGTTGTTGGTGTCTTTGAAAAAGGAGACGAAAACACACCCTACTTCGCCAGGAATGCTAATGAAGCCCTTGATATTGTAGGTAATGACCCCGCCTTCCCAGGGAGTAGCATAATACCTTTAATCTTCAAACCAGACACAGATAATAACAATTACGGGGCAACCAGTGCAATACTCATCAATGCTGGGGCTCGGACTGTTGCATCATGTGTACTTGTCGACACCACCACGGACCCCGCTCCAGTCACTGTGATGACCTTATATGCGAAGGGTGGGGCCTGGGCAAATGACCTCACAATAACCATCGCAGCCGGATCCATCGCAGGTAAGAAAGTAACAATCATGAACGGAACCGAGGTAATTGAAACCTGGGACAACCTGGCAGATGCAACAGCAGTGTATAACAAAATCAAGAGCCATTCCAGTGTAATAGAATCAATAACAGTCGGAGACTTGACTAAAACCTTAAAGGATGTAACTACAAGCGCATTCTCAGGTGGAACTGAAACAGCAGACCCTTCAACCAGTGAACTCTCAGAGGCCCTGGTGGAGATCCAGAATGAGTCTTATGACATCCTGGTATTCACTGACCTCCTTGACGAGGCTTACATCCCCACCGTGGAACAATACTTACAAGACCGTTTCGAAGCCGACAACGCCTCAGGCACCATCATAGGGATGGATAAGGACAACACCGTAACCCAAGCCCGAACCCTGTCACTTGCAAATGACAGCTTATTCATCTTTGGACTTACCTATCAAACATTCATCATGGGAACAGTCGAACTAAATGAAGCAGAAACAGCCGCCCGGTATGCAGGATATGTGGCTGGTATGAATGTCAGTGAAAGCCCTACGAATAAAACCATTTCCGATGTCACAGGATTAAACCAAACCTTCCAGCCCGGTTCTAGTGATGAGTACGCCTTAGCTGATGCAGGTGTGACTGTCTTCAAATTAAAGAACCGGAAAAACAGTAAATATGGTGTTCTCTCCGCAGTGACAACCAACCAGGAAACAGACAATACTGGTAAGAAAATCAATGAATTAGTCACTGCCAGAACACTTCTCTTTGTAACTAATTATATGGATGTCAAGGATTACCCTGGAGCAACTAGATCAGCAGGTGCTTTACTTGGGCTAGCCACTCAACGGAAAAATAATCTGATTGATGATAACATTGTCCAGGAGATGGAAATCACATTAGAAAGATCCACATCTGATTCACAGGTTTTAAATATGGATATCAGTGTTAAAGTCCAGGACGTGGTCAAGCACGTGCATAAACGTATTAAAAACATTGTGGGGTGATAAAGATGGCTGTTAAATTATATTATGGAGACGTACAACTTGCCCGTGGAACTAGTTTCGATTACGAAGAGAAATGGGATAATAGTAAAGAGGCCACCTTCGATGGTCCAGTATATGACCGAGGAGAGTTCCCAGAATTCACTTGTAAACTTTCTAGAGTTGACACATACAACACACAATATGAAAAAATCGTAAATAAAGCAATGGCCGAACATCCGGAAGGAATTCCATTAACCGTAGTTGATGGGCCTGTAACAGACATATTTACCGGATGTATACTTGAATCACGCAGTGTAAAACGTGACCCCAAATCTAAACGTAAAATAGACTTAAGCTTCATAGCACAAGGACATGAAGAAAAAAGGACGTAGATATACATGAGTAAAGAAGAATCAAAAGGAATAGAAAGCTTTGAGGACATCGACGACTTGGACTTAGAAGCGTTGATCGTTGAAGGGAAAGAAGCGATCATTGAAGATGTGATTGAGATTTATAACATCAAAACTAAGTCTGTTGAAAAAAGAAGGATATATCTCCGCCCCATCCCTCATGATGAATGGAGTAAAGCCGTGCGGTCAACTGGTAAAAACAGTAAAAAAGACCTTGAAGAAATCGTATGTGCAAAGTCCTGGTTAGATAAAGATGGGATGCCTTATGAAATTTCAAAAATAAAAAAGGCACCTAAAGGAGTTGTTACACAAGTCTATGAGAAAATAAAACTCATCTCAGGCCAACTCACTGATCCTTTCGAAGAAAAATATCTAAACAAATTAACGGATTTTTAGATCCACGGAGTAAAGGTCGTGGCGGTTACCTGGTTACTCTTCTGAAGAAACAGAAATACCGCCTTACTAATTCTATATCTGACTTAACATTGCTGCAATTGAATGCTATCATGATCATCGAAAAGATTTGGTATGAATTAAGTGACCCTGAATCTGATGAAAATGATGATTGAATAATTCTTAAACCCCTGGTTGATTCTCATGAGCTATCAAGAAGAACTCCTTATCCGCATAAGGTCAGCATACGAAGGGGGAGGGTTCTCCTCACTCAGTGCCGACATGTCAAAAGCCAAAGCAGGATACAATCAGGTGGCAAATTCAGCAGGTACAACTGGATCAGCAATAGGACGAGACATAACTAGTGGTACGACCGTTGCATCAGCCGGAATGGGTAAACTACAAACGAAGTCAACATCGACGTTTGGAGCAATCAAGGCGGGGGCGAGTGCTGCTAAACAAAGTTTAGGAGATATGGGTAGTTTAATAACTGGGGTTGTTGGTGGAATAGGTCTTATGGAAGTAGCCCAGGCCATGTGGACTGGCAGTACAGCTAAACAATTTAACGCCGCATACCTCCAGACCAAGATGAGCACCAGCGCTGCGAATGAGTACATTTCTCAGATACAGAAAATAGTTGCAGATGTCCCTGGTGACGATTCATTCATGAATCAGTTATTGACCGGGGCCGTTGCCAAACAAACAAATTTATCATCAACCGAACTCAGAGCCCTTGGTAATGCAGCCGCCGATTATGTTACAGTTTCACGGTCCATGGGAAAAACCTTACTCGAAACACAGATGGATTTGAAAGAATACGTGCTCACTGGAAATACAGGACAATTAGAACGAGACAGTATTCTAAAAATGCAGCTGGATACATTGGAAGGTCAAACCACAGTTTCCGCACGAATATTGGCATTAGATAAAGCGTTGAAGGCTGAAGGATATGCTGGTCTTAGTCAACTTGATATAGCTTCAATCAAGATGGAAGAATTCAAGGGTAAACTCCAATTATCTGCCACTACAATTGGTGAAAGAATACTTCCCTATATTGAAAGATTGTTGAATTATATTTTAGATCTGGATGAGAAAACAGGTGGAATGAGTTCTATTTGGATAGTTATTGCAGGGTCAATTGGACTGGCAGTGATTGCTTTTTCACCCTTAATTGGTGCGGCCTCAGCAGCGGCAAATGCGATAATGACTTACCAAAGTGCTGCATCGAAAGCGGCTGAAAAATCAACCGAAGCATCATCCGCTATGTCCGGAATAGGTAAGAGTGGAATTATAGCTGCTGCTGGACTTGCATTAATGGTTGCGGCTTTAATTGGTGTTGCGTATTACATGAGTCAAGCTAATAGTGCATCTGCTGCTTGGAACCAGGCACAACAACAAAGAAATGATCAGGTAGATGCATTTGCGAATAATGCAAACGTTTTGAAAACCCAAGAATCTGAGTTAATTGAAAAGCGTGATGCGGCTGCTAAAGCTGGAAAAAGCACGTTTTTAATTGAAGAACAGCTTGCTGCAAAACGTTTGGAAATAGCTAACAATACAAATGCGGCAACAGATGCAGAAAATAGGTGGATCGAAGCACACAAAGTAAGGCAAGCGATAGAAGATAGGGGAACAGTAATAGGTAACCAGGCAGAATTAACAGGGGCGGCAGCAGCTAAAGGTCAAACTCCAGAACAATATCTCCAAGATACGGGTTCAGATCCAGATACTCGAAACGCTCTAGAAAAAACAGCCATGCTTTGGAATAATATCAATGCTCCTAAACTCAAATATGCGGGCACCATGGAACGGATCAATAAAGGTGAAGATACGTATTCCCGTAAAATGAAAGAGAATCAGGCAACATTCCAACAGTACAATAAAGATTACCAGGATTATTATAGGAGCAGCGAAGCCTTTTTCCAAGCCCAGGAAAAGGGTGACATTGGTGGAATGATCCGAGAAGGAGTTATGAGTGGTTATTTCCAGGCCAGAGTTGGATTAACTGAAATGAGTGTAGCATTCAATAGCTGGGCTGAAGATACTGGAAATGCCATTAAAAAACCGTTCACTGATGCTTATGTATGGTTAGTTAGTTCATGGAATGGCCTGCCTGCCTGGTTTGGAGGTCTTGGTGCTCGGATTGGAGAACTCTGGGGCGAAGTGTTAAACTACTTTAACGATCCTACCACCGTTGGTGGTGGGGTTTACGATGCTTTGAAAAAGATATACTGTATTATTGCTGGTTGCTCACCCGGCCTGATCCCTATTTTGGGAGTATTATATCTGACTTTCTTGAGGGTGTTCAATGCAATCATGGCCCCAGTTATAGTTGTCAAGAACACACTACAGGCTTTCTTGAATTTTGTTATAATGCAAGTGACCATGTTGGGCAGCACTGTAATAGCTATTTGGAACATGGTAGTTGCAACCGTATCTATATGGATCGCAACGGGTGTAAATGTAGCCACGGGGGCAATTAGTTGGGCTGTTTCCCTATGGAATTCAGCAGTTGGAACAGTTTCAGGATGGATTTCAACTGGAGTTAATGTGGCCACGAACGCAATTAAGGCCGCTGGGGATATGTGGGACTGGTTGAAAGGTAAAATAGGCCAAGGTATAAACACAGTGGTAAACATAGCAACAGGGAACGCCGGTTCACCTTATGAAATAGATTACCTGTACGGGCAAGGCAGTTATTATGAGCAAGACTATACTCCTATTGTAACTTCAACATCAGCGGCAGCAAGTTCCGTATCATCCACATCCAATAAAACAGTTATTGCTCCAGTTTTTAACATAGAATCAATTAGTTCTAAAGAAGAAGCTGACTATGTTATACAAAAAGTTACAAAAGAACTATCAGATATAAACGATTCAAAAGGAAGATAAAAAGGTAGAGGGGTTAATTATTATTAATAATTTCGGAAGCTGCTTTATTCCCAGCTTCTTCGGCCGCATCACCCCTAGCCTTACCTTGCGCTTCTAATTGTTCCATCTGCTGTATAAATTGTTTAGCTTGTTCATAAGCCTTTTGTTCTTCAGCAGTAAGAGTCTTATTCGCAGATTCAACCTGTTTAACCAACGCTTTAGCATCTGCTAATTGCTGACTTGAACTTTTCTCACTAGAAGTACACCCTGAGACAGCTACAATAAGCCCTAACAATGCAAGAATAGTTATAATCCCTAAATACTTTTTCATTTAAACCCACTCCCCAATATAACTGTTTTAATAATCTGTTTAACTCCTTTATCATTTCCTTTGGATGCTATTATAAATAAATCAGAATTGTTTCCTCTGAAAGCATAACTTATCAAGTTACCTTTAACCATTTTCGTATATTTATTGCCCCCTATGGTTTTATTGTCTTTGAAATTAAAAGAATCGAGTTGTCCAGAGTCTTTAGAGTACATCCAAACCCTTACTTCGCCCTTGGAAGCTTTGAATTGAACCCAGTTATTTCCTTCATTGAGAATAGGCCATGAACTCGGGTAGTGGAAGCTCATCTGATTATTGTTATATGTGGCCGGACCTGGTGAAGACGTGCCCCTATTTCTTAATAAATCAATCACTCCCAAACCAATCACCTCTACTTAATAGTTAGTCCTATCTTCTTATTTATTTTTTACTTAAATCAACGAGGTTTACTCCATGGCTTACGTTTCCTTAGACAACATTCCACTCAAAATTAAAAGCATATCAAAAGACCCGCAGCTTAACATAGTTAACAAGGCCTATGTCGGGGCTGATGGTTCGTTCATTAAACATAAAGGCAGTAAAGGCCGTAAGCTTGATTTAACTGTTTACGTTGGTAAGGATCAGATTGAGAAGTTAGAAAGTTTAGAACGAAAAGGAACGCCTTTGGTCTTAACCTCAGAATCAGAGGCCACATACAACGGCCAGTATTACATCACAGAAATAAGGGCCAGTGAGGGTCGGAAAGGAGTTTGGAGTTATTCAATTACCTTACTGGAATATATCGAGCCGAATATTATCTTTACTAATTTTGAAAGTTGGAACATTTCTTCCAGCGGAGGCGGCGCTGCGGGAGGGGACACCACTACAACCAATCCCCTCCTTAATTGTCCAACCCTTAGCCTCGGTGACCGTTCGGACTGCGTGGGTGAACTACAAACCTACCTGAAACTATTCGGATATTACGTTTATTTTGATGGTCATTCCCTAGACGTTGATAATTATTTCGGAGAATACACAAAAAAAGCAGTCCAAGCCTTCCAAACAGCAAACGGACTAACAGCAACCGGAATAGTGGATCCTGAAACTAAAGCAAAAATGACGCTCTAAATGGAGGGATCTATCTGACTACTAAGATATATGTCAACAATGAAAGAGTGCCATTTTTTGATGTTTCCATAACCAACCCCCTCCAAGCCGCAGATACTGCAAGTTTCACCACTGATGAGCCGGTTGATTTCGGATTAAACCCAAAAGTACAAATAACCGGAGAACACCGGGCTTTTGGTGGGTTCATCACAAAAGACAGAGAAACCGATGAAGGATACAGTTACGAGTGTATGGACTGGACCCGATTACTCCACGGTAAACTATACCGGGCATGGCATAATTACACTAGCAGTCAAATAATCATAGAACTCCTTAACCACCGTGGATTAAACACCGGAGGGATAACAGCAACCAGTAAGCGCCACAGCGAGCTTATATTCCATTCTAAAAAAGTGGTTGATGCTTGCCACCAGCTCGCAAATCTTGAGACAAACATGGAGTTCTTTGTCAACAGTGATAATGTGGCCATACTCCGAACAATCCCCGAACTCACTGAAGGTTATGTTTTCTACCCTCCCAGCTACACAGATTTACAATTGTCCCAGGACTCATCAAATATTATCACGGCAGTCAGTGCATTTGGTGAAGATGACCGGTTCCTATCGCAAATAAAGGATGATACATTAATAGGGCGCTATGGATTTATCGAAGATATTATAGCAGATACCAGCCTGAAAACAGAAGCTGAGGGCAGGGCCAAAGCCACTGAGCTATTTAATTCCGGTAGTAAACTGGAGTTTTCAGGAAGTATCACAACACCTCTTCTTGATAAAATGGCTGCAGGGATGTGGATAATTGTAATCCCTCCCAAATGGAGCAAATATGGTGTTAAATCTTATTACACTCAGAATGTAAGAACAACAATCAATGAAAACACAGAAGAACATCAGATTGACCTTTTGAATGGTCAACCTTCACCTCCTAGTGAGTGGATCTATGAGGTCCCGGGACAGACTCAGGGAACATTCACAAATAATTATGTCATCCCTGCTGAGATTATCAATGCAGTTTCGGACCCTGTGGCTGCTAAGGCCCGGGAACTTGGAGACCCTAGGACTATTAGGCGTTGGATTGATGCTAACATCAGATACGAGTTTTATTATAATTTCAAGTACACGCCGCTCCAGGTTTTACAAATAGGCCAAGGAAACTGTTACGACCAATCACTCTTGATGCAACAGATGTGTTCTGCCATAAATGTGCAGGCATATAGGCGATGTGGGCAAGTTTGTAATGGTTACGCACACTGTGATTGTATGGTTTATGTAGACGGAAGATGGATAGTTGCCGATGTAACTTGCGCGAGTCGTAACCAGCTAGTATAAGTATTTAAGCCTTGAAAACATATATTAATATGATAACATGATTAAAAAAATTTGTGAGGTTTGTGGAGCAGAGTTCTCTGTCAAACCCTTCAGGGCCAAAACTGCTAGGTTTTGTAGTAGAGAATGCAAGGCCAGCTTCCTTTCTCAAAAAGTTGAGGTTAAATGTGCAATATGTGGAAAACTATTTAAAAAAGGGCAAACTCGAGTTAAACCTCATAAAAAATATTATTGTAGTAATTCATGTTATGCTAAAGCCCGATCTGAGATGATGAGAGGCCCCAATAATCCACTTTGGAAAGAAAATAAATTAACACATAAATGTGATTGGTGTGGAAAAGTCTTTGAAATTACTCCTTCGAGGCTAAAGAATAATAATAGTTGTTGTAGTGAAGATTGCAGTAGGAAACTTTCTTCAAGAATATATCGTGGTGAAAATCACCATTCATGGAATCGTGTTACCAAAACGTGTTTATATTGTGGGAAGGAATACACAGTCCCTCAATCCATGAAAGAAACTTCTAAATATTGTTCTAGAAAATGTCAAAATAGCCATTTAGGGAAGTTATATTCTGGAGAAAATTCTCCTTTATGGAAAGGTGGAACTAGTTTTGAGCCTTATTGCCCTAAGTTCAATAATGAGTTTAAAGAGCGTGTTCGTGAGTTTTGGGGCCGTGAGTGTGGAATCTGTGGTAAATCTGAATATAAGAATGGTAAAAAATTACATATTCATCATGTAAACTATGAGAAAATGGTTTGCTGTAATAATGTTTCACCGTTGTTTATAGCTGCATGCAGTTCTTGCCATCCAAAAACAAATTATAATAGGAATTACTGGGAAGAAATGCTCACTAATTATATCATGATCTGGTTTGATGGTGAGAGTTATAATCCTGCCACTAGTGAGATAACCCTAGTTAATGAACATGAAATAACAGCTTAATTCTTTTTTTAGATTGATAGTTTTTTAAATGTCCTAGTTAGTGTAAGGTGCTATTATGAATGATAGAAGTGCTAAGACATTGGACATGGAAATAAAAAGGGCCATGTCTCCTTATTTTAATTATGTTGAACCCTCGGTCTTTGCAACTGTAACAAGAGTACACCTAACTACTGTTGATATCAGTTTAGCCATAGGTGAAGATACTGTTCCTTTTTCAAAAGTACCTGTCATTAAACCTTGCTATGGTTCTGAAAGCATGAATCTTGTTATTGGCGACCGTGTGCTGCTTATATTCCAGGCGGGGAACATAACAGCTCCGGTGATTGCAGGTAAATTATAAAGAGGTATATGATCATGGTTGACGAGTCGATATATGGAACAGACATAAGGAACACCTGGGAAGTTGGTCCTAATGGAGATTTTAAAACAATCACAGGTTTACAGAATGCAGAACAGGCGGTATACAATCGACTGATGACAAAATATGATGAATTATATAAATTTTATAATGGTTATGGCAACCAGGACCATGAGGTCCTCGGTGAAACTGATAAGGCCATAGCTGAAAATAAACTTAAAATTTACACTGAGAACTGTTTAAAGAAAGAACCACGAGTGGAACGGGTGGATAACATTTCAGTAACTTTTGAAAAGGGTATAATCATAGTTGAAGCTTCTGTGAAATTCATAACTGAAAATCAATCATCAAACATGGTATTCACCCTGGAGAGATTATAATGGCAGACGACGAGTTCACAACAATAGACGGGCTGAAAGTGACCCGGGCTGAAATAGTACAGCGAATGATTGACTATTACATGGCTGCTTACGGTGAAGGCAACACACAGATAACAGATTTCAATGAAGGTTCGGAGGCTAGGAACTTTTTAGAATCAATCAGTATCAGCGCTTATGAACTACGTTACTGGATTGCATTCATGGTCCGACAGGCGTTTCCACAGACGGCAGTAAAAGGCTATTTGGATTTATTAGGCGTTCAATTCAATTGCTACCGGAAAACAGCGGTTAAGGCCACTGGTAATGTTACGTTCACCACGCCTGGCGTTAAAAGTTATAATATAACCGTACCCAATGGCACAATGGCAAAGACCGGTGGAGTGGATGGTGTTTACTTTGTAACTACTGAACAGGTTATAATTACCGCTGGAAATTTAACAGTCAATGCCCCTATTGAGGCCTTGGTTGCAGGTGCAAATGGGAATGTGAATGCCGGTACAATTGATGAATTGCCAAATCCAGTTGATGACCTGACTGTGACAAATGCAGCTGCAACTGAAGATGGATCTGATGAGGAAGATGATGACACCTTCCGGGCCAGGATACTTGAAGCCGGTCAGGGTGGACAAGTAGGAACTGAAGCCTGGTTTAAGTCCATGGCAGAGAGTATCACAGGAGTCCATGATGCAAAGGTGATCAGTAATCCTGAGGGTGAAGAATACAATGTAAAAGTCCTGGTGAATGGAACTGTAACACCGACCCCTACCGAGGTTATTAATGCTGTTCTAGCTCTCTTAACAAGTGATGATAACAAAGTTGCCGGGCTTAAAATAACTGTTGACGCACCTAACTATATTTCAACTGCTGTAACCGCCTCAATAACAATAGTTGATGGGTATGTCTGGGCTGAAGTTGAAGCCGACATAGAAGCGAATATTGATTGCGTTTTCAATGGAGGAACAACAACGTATGGTGTAGATTATCCGGGGTATGATATTGATGATGATTTAATTCGGACACAGATAATGCAAGTTATTAACAACACGGACGGTGTTCTTGATTATAATCTCACAGCTCCTTTGGACAATGTCACAACAACAGAAGAAGATGAGGTTCAGATTGGCGTAATCACTTTAACAGAGGTGTAATCATGTCTAGCAAATATGGTGTTCTGATTCGGGAAGAGTTCCCAGAACATTCTCCCGTCCATGAAGATGAGAATCCTATGAGGGAATTACTCGAGGAAGGCATAGGTCCTGAGTTTGATCAGATTGAAACAGATTTATTCTCTGCAAGTGATTCAAGGTTTCTGCTGACTGCGAATGAAACGACCATAAAACTGTTCCGGGAATGGTTTGGAGTGCCTAAACGAGACATAACACTTGAAGAGTACAGAGCCTTTATTATCGCAGTTAAAACAGCAAACATAACGATTAATGGAATTAAAAAGGTAGTAGGGAATATTCTGAATATAGAATCATCACGAGTGGTGGTGATTGATGGTAGTGGCTTGTCTTGTAAGGCAGATGTAACGGTATCGGTTGATCGTTACTCGGGCACACCCTGTACCTTTGCAGGTCACTTTTCAGAAGCACCCGGCATAATCACTGTAAAAATCCCTGAAGGCAGCGACATGGCCCTGGTTGAATTAGTAATCACTCAGTTAGTCTTGACTAGTGTGACAGTTTACCTTGAAGAATATGTTTAACTGGAGGTTTTATTTTTGATAGACTATGAACGTTTGAAAATAATAGTTACAGGTGATATATCCCCGGAACTGCGTGAACATTTCGATATTGACACGATAGTTCACAATGCAACAGAAAGAGATGGAGTCATAACCGTGCAATCATCCGAGTTTTGGTTTAAATACAATGCGGAAACCTATGCCCAGATTGGGGGCGGTGGAGGTATAACAGATGACTAATGAGTTTATAAAGGCAGGGGATGACTTCTATGCCGAGGCATACAACGGGGCGGTGGCCTTATTTGCAGTTGCTAAACCTGAGGTTACAATAGAATTACCAACCGATTACATAGATGCCGCATTCTTAGCAGGACTTAACAAGTGTGCGTTCATGTTAGTTAACCTCATTCTTTCAAATACTGAAATCTATGATAACAAAATACGATTACAGACAGGCCAAACAGAAGGTACTGCTACGTTTAGAGTGTATCCGAACATAGAACCTTTTAAGAACTGGCTCGAGGTTGTTTGGACTGAAACAAAAACCACAGGTACAATTGTCTGTGATTTGAGTAAAGGAGTGAGTGGTGAAACACCGGTAAAATCTAATATAGCCAACGGAGAGGACTTATCATTATTAGCTATTGGTTTGGAGTATGTTGATTTCAGATTTACCCTCACTGAGGTCTCGAGTAATAGGCCAACCCTGGACTCATTGGATCTGAAATTCAAAGGGGGACTGTAAGTTTGATAATACAATTTGAACTTGATTCATTCTACACAGCCACGGACCTAATCACAAAGATAATGGAAGGTGACGGGGCTGGTAGTGGTCTGGATGCTGACCTCCTGGATGGTCAACATGGGGCTTATTATCTTCCAGCAGGGACTTATACTGCTGCCGATGTTCTCGCAAAACTCCTAACAGTAGACGGGGCTGGCAGTGGTTTAGATGCTGATAAATTGGATGGAACAGAACTTGCGAAAATCTTAGCCCTTGGAACTAATATTCCCGGATCTGCAAATTTAAATAATTACAACGCAACCGGTTTATATCATCAACCAAGCACGGCAAACGCCGCATCGGGTTCTAATTATCCTGTGGCCCTAGCAGGCGTACTTGAAGTTATTAGTGATTCCTCCATTATTTATCAAAAGTACACTGCCTATGATTCTGCTCACAATGTCTATGTCAGAACATACTACAGCGGTGCCTGGACTTCGTGGACCCGGGTCCTTGACACTGTGGATCTAGGAACAATAAATAGTAATTTGGCTCTGAAATTGAATGCTAGTGTATATACAGCCGCTGATATTCTCTCAAAACTTATTACAGTAGATGGATCTGGTAGTGGCCTTGACGCAGACAAACTCGACGGCGTGGAGTACAGTACAATCAACAGTGCAATTGCTGCGAAACTAGCAGCATCAAGTTACACTGCTGCTGACGTGTTGGCAAAATTACTCACAGTGGATGGTGCCGGTACGGGCCTTGATGCAGATAAGCTTGACGGTCAAGAAGGGGCTTATTATCTCCCAGCAGGGACCTATACTGCTGCTGACATTCTAACGAAAATCAAGACTGTTGACGGGGCCGGTTCTGGTCTAGATGCTGACCTCCTGGATGGGGCGAACCCCACAGCAACGGGGGGCACGGCAAATGCAATAGTGAAAGCACGATCAGGGGGAACAGTAGACCCTAATTACTTACCATTCAGTGATAAAAGCGGTACTTTCCGACTGCCTAAGGTTGTTGAACGTAAAACAATCAGTAGCGGAAGTCCAGTTAGTTACACGGATTTCACAGGCCTTAATGGGAATGTTGACGAGGAATATATTCTGAAATATAATATTTATAAAAACGGAACAGGAGACATTTCCTTTATTTTACAATTCAACGGAGACACCGGGAACAACTACGCAGGACAAGTTAAATCATTTATAGATACCGGTGGAAGTGTAACAGAAGACCCGGCAAGTTTAAGCGAAACCGTGCTCCGTGTTGGTGAAACAAAATTCAATGCAGTGAACTGGTTAAGTGGGGAGATGACAATAAACCCAGTAACAGGAAAACCAAGATTTGTCCAAGGCAAATCCTCGTTCATGGCAACACAAGCCGCCTCAGGGTTTGATATTTTCTCTGGTTTCTGGACCAACACTGCGAACAACATAACAAGCATACGGTTTAAAAACACGTCAACTAACACCTTTTATGGTACTGTTGAACTCTTAAAACTTGTTGATTTAGTGATTGCTTAAGGGGTTTGAGAAAATGAGAAGAGATACGACGGTTCCTGGTAGGAGTGCGGAGCTCGTGTTATCTTCTTCTCAAACGTATATACGAACCATAATTGATGAAACGGAGGAGTTATATATGGAATATTGGGATGAAAATAAAGATGATGGTGTGGGTGGTACAAGACCAGTAAAAGGAAATGATGTAGGGCCGTATGTGGTTCCGTGTGGGGAGGGTGGTCCAACCGACCCCGTGAACGTTAATCAAAAAGCAATGAACAAAGTAGATGATGAAATATCAACAATCTCATCAAACGAAGCGGTTACATTACACGATGCCGCAACTGCAAATGAAACGGGAATAGAAATCACATGCACAGGATACAAAACATTAGTAATCGAAGTAGTTGGAACCAGCACTAGTAAAACATTAACATTCCAAAGTACAGGTGAAAGTGGAGTGTATGTTGCTCACGAAGGATTTAAAAAGAGAAGTCCAAGCACAGCTACATTTGCAAGTACCACCACGGGGGGAACAGATACCACTCCGGAGGTATGGGAATTTGACATTGCAGGTTTAAAACAATTCAAAGCACCTTTAACAATAGCAAACGGGAATGCGACAGTCAAGGGTAGTTTGATAGCATGAGCAACATAGAAAAAGTCGCACTAGTCAAAGCATTAGAAAACAGAGACATCCTTAAATATTTAACACGTTTACAAATGAATGCAGACAATGATTTCACAGCTAACCAAATAACCGCAACAACTAGTGGTGAAAACACAACTGGGTTTGATAAAATATACACTACTGAAACATTATCAAGCAGCACAGAACAAAGACTCGACGAAGGCTTGAAAAGCTGTAAAATAATCACCCCTGGAAGTCAAGCCGGCGAGGGGGTTAAAATGAGCATAACAAACGATGCAAGCACATTATACAATGTTGGAATGTTAGTTTACCTCCCTTCTGGTGCATTAATTAGCCTAGGACTCAGTGATTTAGTCGACAAATCATCATACTTTGAATATACAGGAAAAGGGAGAATCCAATTCATTGAAGGCAGTTTCACAACAGACGCACACACAACATTATATGCACTATTGCAGACTAAGACAAGGGCACAAGCGCTAAGCATGTATTACTTAGCTGGATTCCTACGCCCTGGAGCCTATTAAATGAACCCACCTAGAAATGTGTATAACCTTGAAGGGATAAGTGGTTGGCATGATAAAGTCACAGCGATGGAAACAGACCAAGACACTCTACTATATTTGAATCTCATAGGGAATAGTATGAACGTTGGAACCGGAATCAATCTCCAAACCGTTAGAGGGTATGACACAAGGGGATGGACTGGTGTGTTGCGGGATAAATTAAGAAATAAATACGCAGACACAGGTTCAGGATTCATACCTCCTTGGTTTTGGAGTTCCCCTACATACTGGATCACATATAGTGAAGGTTGGAGTGAGAAAAACGTAAACACCCCCACCGGGATGTTAGGGGAATGGAAAACCACAACCCCCAATGCAACGGCAACAATACCCTTCACCGGAACTGGAATAAAACTATTCTACCGCCAAGGAGACGGAAACGGAACATTTACAACCAGTATAGATGGGGGAGAAGAAGAAACACATGACATGGGTGGCACTACACTCCGATCTGCAAATACTTCAATCACGGGATTGGAAAACGGAGACCATGTTTGTATAATTAAATACACCGGCTCAGAAGCACAGCAAATGTTATTCCAAGGATTCCAAGAAATAAAACCCACAACATGGGGCATCATAGTAAACAGGGTAGCAAAAGCAGGGGCGGCAGCCTATAAATTCAGATACTCTTCTCTTGAAGACCTTTGTTACTGTTGTGTTGATCCTTTCACCCCAGATCTATCTGTCATCATGTTAGGAACAAATGATTATGGTTCTCAGAATGTTGATCCGACCCTAGTTGATTCGTTTAAATCCAGTTTACAAAGTTTAATAACGGAAATTAAGAAATTTGGAGACTGTTTGTTAGTTGTTGAACCTAGAAGAAATCCAGCACCCCTCACTTCTACAATACCTTGGTCTTTTTTCAAAGGGGAATTATATGACTTAGCTGATGAGAATGATTGTGCTTTGATTGATTTAGATGAGCGTTATATGGATTCGGCTATTTATACGGAGCGGATGAATGGTGACGGGGTTCATTTGAATGATTTGGGTCATTTTGATCTCGCTAATTTGTTTTTCAAGACCATTTTACCCTAATGGTTGATAATTATTAACATACAAAGAGGCATAATCATGACCGATTACAACGCAACCTACAATGAGTACGTGGAGGCATAATTATGGCCAAATTCAAGATTAAGGATATTTGCAATACCGCAGAGGGTGTTAAATTATGAGCGACTATAATGCAAGTTATGATGAGTATGTCGATTTATTAGAGAGATGGATAGACGATTGCCCTGCTAAAGGGTTAATAGGTACTGCTAACCCTACCAAAGCGAACTTGATTGATGCCCGGAATAGGGTTAGAAAATACCGACAAGATAAAGGTGCAAACCCCCCTAAAGTTTGGATATATGATACTACTATAACACTACCAACAGACACCAGTGGATGGACACTAACCGGGTTATATAGTCAAGATTTCCAAGATACTGGCTATACCTGCGGTCCTTCAAGTGCTCAAATGGTATTCAGTGCTATGGGACTATCATTTAATGAAAGCCAAATTGCATCATTAGCAGGTACCACCTCATCCGGAACCAGCCATGAACAGTTATATAGTGCCATGAGAAAGTTAGTTCCGAACCTGGATATAGCTGAATACTATCTCAGTGATATTGGTTTCCCTGGAATCATCACTAAACTAAAGAATAACTGTGAAATAATCTTACATATACGAACCGGGAACCTTAAAACAGATGCCAATGGCAACAGTGTATGGAGTAATGACTATGGACATTATATATTCTTAGTCGGTGTTAATCAAACCACACAAAGGGTAAGAGTAGCCGACCCCACCAAAGGAATTAAAGAGTTCACTTATAGCCAGATAACCAGTGCGATTAATGCAGTGAGCAATCAAAAATCAGTGATGGTGTTTTATAAGCCATGAAAACAGTATTTAAACCAATATATTTAAGGGATTAAAGGATTAACTTCTTTTAATCCCTTCTTTGTTCGGAGGTGTTATGGACTGACAGTGCCCCCGGGCCGTGCTGTGTAAACCTCATTAGAGTGTAAACCAGTTGTAGTACAATGAGAGCAACGTTAACAGCAGAATATAGACAAAAAACAATTTAAACTTATAGATTCATTTTTACCGTTTGGAGGTGGTAATTCCATACCCCTAATACTTTTGTATTAGGGGTCTTTTTTAATCCCTGTTCGATACATCGAATAAACATCCATTATATATCACAACGGTATGGTAAACACCCCTTACACCAGGAGTATTAATATACTGCATACCATACCCATCACGTTACTTTTTTTCATAGTTTTCACACCCTAAGATAAATTATTATAGATTAAATTCTTATTTTAATATTGTGAATCCCGACAAGAAATTAATAGAAAAAGACCCACGACTGATTAAATACGTTAAACAACGTCAATTAAATCCCAAATCAATAGAATTAGTCGTTTACAGATTCTTACATTACTATGAATGCACGGGCTTAACACCCTCCATGGCCTATGATGAGGCCGAAGAAGACGAGGAAAACGGAGTCAGGGAAAGAAGAAGAAGAATCTGCGAACATATAGATGATTTCCAGAAACATCTCACAAAAAAGTACAGTAACAACACCCGCAGATCTGCCATGGGTACCATCCGCAGTTTTTATAAATCTCACAGGTTCTGGGTCCCGGAACCAATCACAGTGAAAGTGAAGGATAAAAAATTCATCACAGTTGAAGACCTGCCAGACAGGGATGATATTGAACTTGCGATTAGTAACACTGGAGTACGAAATAAGGCAATTATATTACAGATTGCCAGTTCCGGTATGGCCCGGAAGGAAATCAGGAATTTAACCCTCCAGGACCTGGTGAAGGCCGTAGAGAAGTATAACAAAATCACTGTGAAAGACTTGCCCGATATATGGGAAGACCGGCCGGATTGGGTGAAAAAGATAGGTCCTCTTATTTGGGTGACTAACCGGATGAAAACGGGGGGTCACTATGTTACCTTTTCAACTCCTGAAAGCTTCCATGCAGTATTAGACTACTTCAACTACAGCCCACCCAACGTGGATCCGGAAACTTATATTTTCAGAACTGATGAAGGGAGAAAACTCACAAATGGAACCTTCAATGATATTTTTAAGAAGATAAATAATGATTGTAACTTTGGAAAAGGGAAGGACGGATACGCATATTTCAGAAGCCACCATATCCGCCGTTGGTTTGGTAATCAATTGAAGAAGACTGACTTTGGTTATGAAGATTCAGACCGGTTATTAGGCCATGGAGACCTAGACTCCACCCGTGGAGTATATTTATTACCTGAGATTAAGGAGCTCTACGGAAAATATTATAAAAATATGGGAATGGTTACGGTCTTAAAACGATTAGAAGTTCATCAATATACGGATGAAAAGATAAAAGAAGTTGAAGCTCAAAGGATTAAGGATAAAGAAGAATCGGAACGTTTAAGACAGGAACAGGAAGAACGGCATAAAAAAGAACGGGATGCGGACCGGGCCCGGATGGATAGATTAGAAGAGAAATATAAAATGTGGGAGATCACAAAGAAGGATAAGGAAAAATTAGAGGAAGAGAAAGCAAATAAAGGCAGTTAATCTGGTTTATAAGTTTTTAAATAACGCACTACCATTTTAAAATGTTCATCATTTGTAATATAATTTAGATCCAGCCCTAGTTCTGTGTGGACCATCATAAACCTTTCAATCAATAGTTCTCCCACTTCCCAGACTTCAAGATTGTTTTCTCGTGCTACTTCAAAAAGTCTTTTGTCTTTGAATGCTTTAGAATAGTTTATGTATAATCTCATCGCTTTTTCTGCACTTATACGTCGTCTGCCTTTCTTATATCCTTCCATTCTTAAAGCGGTCTGCATGAATTCATCATATAGATTTTTATTAACTGTTACTTTAATCGTCTTTTTTTCTGTGATGGTGCCAACTCCTTAAATGTTGTCGTCATTTGTTCCACCGTAGAATATTTTTGATGTTTAATGTTTAAATATTGCTCGTTAAGAGCAACATTTAAGTTATTATTATCTGATGAAAAAAGACTATACAAGGCCCTATTCATAATAAAAAAGGCTTAAATGTGTTAGAATACTTATCCATTGCACTCTTTATAGTATTAATTTATATAGTTGAAAAATAAATCGTCTATTTGGATCGGATCTGTTCAGGGTGAAATACTGAACCGGGATCATCCGACCAAAGAGTTTCCCGATTCAAGTACCCATCCTGGCAGAGCCATCTCATTAACCGCTTTAACCTGGAGATGAGATAGATGCAAGTAAAAGATAAGAGTAGTTTGCCTTATATAATTATTGATTCTGAAAGTATTCCTGATGAATTACACCGCCTAATCGCTGAATATCCATATTTGGAAACAATTCCTGAAAAAGAGGAAAATATTCAGAGGCGTGAAAAATTATTAGAACTTTATAAAATCTAAGTGCAGGTGCTGAAAATGTTATCAGTACCTGGAGTCCAGGTCCTATGTGAGAATGTGGCCCTATCCATGCCAGATGGACAGGGCCGTAATGGTTGTGAAAACGAGTATAAGTGTAAAAAGGGTGAGGGTTATTGTCTACTAGATTTAATTGATGCGATAGTAGATTTCATCTCATCGGCTTCGATAGTAGCCTTTTCTGCAGATTTGTTTAAAAGTTCTTCTTTTTCAATGATTAACAAATCCACTCCTTCTAAGAGTTGTTTAGAAATTGGAGTGCCAGTTTCTTTTTTGATTTTTTCCAATAGTGTGTATTTTTCTTCCGGGATCTGTACGCTTGTATTGATCATCTTTGGTTTTTTAGGCATATTGGTTGCTCCAATTATAGGTTTACTTTCGGACTCTATCACTTTATCACCTCTTTATATGTTTTCCTTGATTATATATTATTCTCTTTTTACTTATATACTTTGTTACTTTAATAAAAGTAAATTATATATAATACAAGTATCAAAGTATCCTTTAATTAAAGTATCGGAGGGATTTCATGGGAGATAATTTAAAACAAATTTATTTTATTTCAAGTGGAGAATTTATTAAAATAGGAATAGCAAATAACCCAAAACAACGTTTAAGGGATTTGCAGACAGCCAGCCCGGTTAAATTAAAAATAATATATACAATTCCTGGAACTGAAAATCTAGAAAAAATACTCCATGAAATTTTTAATGAATATAGGGAATGTGGGGAATGGTTTAGATATGAAGGTGGTTTAAAATCGTTTGTAGATTCATTTAAATTAAATTGTTACTGTATTAGTGAAAAAAATATCTTAGAAAAATTACCTGTTATTGATTCTACCATTACGGAAAAGGAGTTATATTTGAATCATGACCATGAAAAGGTAATCGGATTTTTAAAATTTATGGAAGTTATTGAAGGGAATTATAATTCTTTTGAAGAATTATGGGGCGTAGAATTACCCCTTATTATAACAAGAATGGCAATGGAACATAAAATTCCTGAACAAAAAACAAGGATATTAATAAATGATTTATTTGATTCTCAATTAATTTTTAAACCCAAAAAAGATGTTATTCGTTTAATAATCAATTCTGAAGAAATTAATGCCCATGAATTGATATTAAAAGATACAAAAGATTTTTATTCTAATGAATATTTATCAAATGCTAGTTTTAGTGAAGATGGTAAAAGAACTCCTATGTCTGATAGGGATAAAATACGGGTAGTTCAAACAATTATAAAAGAATTAGAAGAAGAATATGGTGGTAGGGCCCCCGCTAATCTAGTTATAACTGCAATGAGGGATTCTTATCACATGTCTGTTAAACAAATAGAAGATTTAATTAGGCAATTGAAACGCAAAGGTGTGGTTTATGAACCGCAAGAAGGTTATTTGAGGTGTGCATAATGGGGCGCCGTGCAAAAAACGGCGTCGGTGTTTATATGAAAATAGACGCCGAACTTTTTAGAAAATCTAAAACTATTATTCCAGATAGGACGGCTGATTATGAAGATTATCTTAGAAGGCGGATCCATGCTAAAGATCGGGCTGAAATTATTAGGATGGAAATTGAAGAGTTAGAATCTAAAAAGAATGCTTTAATGAAAGAATATGACATTGAGACTAAAATTCAAGAAAATGCAGCTGAAATTGATCAGGAAATTGATAATGAAGTAGATGCTGTTGTTGCGACTGCTTTGAAAATTATTAATAATGAGGGAAATATTGGATTGGATCGCCTTCAAGATTTGGCTGATTTTAGAGAAGTTGGTTTGGCTCAGGTAAAGGCCATGATGCCTGAAGAAGCTAAAGACAAAATAGTAAAACACCACTTGAAAACTAAACAGGGTGGGAGTTTTGAAGAAATTTTCTAAATCTTCAAATTTTCATGCGCCTTCCTTCTTTTTTCCGTATATACGTTATATACGTTATATATCGAATATACGTTTTGTCAGATCGTCTCGTATCTTTTTTTACTTATTATTATATTATTTATTATCTTTATTATTATTATTATTATTATTATTATTATTATATCAAAGTATACAAGTATCAAAGTAAAGTATATATACTACAAGTAACAAAGTATAGTTGTGGGAAGAAACCACACAGGCCTGCCATGCCTGGAACTCTTCCTGCAGATTCTTATCATAAACGGTTGTGAAAAATTATGAACGGAAAAACTAGAACTTGTGAAATCTACCGAGAAGATACCTGTACTGGTTGTGGAGAATGTACGGCCATTTTAGCGCCAGATGAATACGATTATTGGGGCCGGGTGTTCTAAATGGCAGAACTAGCTGTTTTAAAAGCCCAGGCCAGAGTATTAGGCCAGGAAATCAGGAGCAAAAGACAGGTGATAAGGGAAGAAAAGGCCCTGGAACTGGTTGAAGAGCTTGACAATAACCCTAAAGGGGCTATTAATTATGATTGGTACCTGGACTATGACCTGGATCTGAAGAAAGATATTTACACTTACATCATTGTCAGCAGGGACCCGGTTTTAGAAATCCGTTACGGGTCCCGGACCAGGGCACCTGTGGCTGAAGACTTTTTTAATTATTTCAAATACGAAGTCCTGGCAGACAAGCCTATTGATGTAATTAAGACTCCTCGGAAGACTTTCAGCTTGCGGAAGGTGGCTTAAATGAGAGAATACATCGGAAACCAGGATTCAATGAAAATAATCATGGACCAGTTAATCCAGTACCCGTTGATGGAAATCGCATCTGTCAGGACCCAAAACGGGGTCTTGTCCGGATGGTCTGAGGATGTGGATATGAAAAGATTATCCTGGGATGGTGCCAAGCTGGGTGATGGCGACATGGTTTATTTCAGGGACCGTGGCGTTATTTTCATCGTGAAAATTCGTGTAGAGAAGCAGGAATTATACAGTGATGAGCTGGCCATGAGTGATGCAGAGGCCGAGGCTTTCAGTGCTTATGCAGCATCCAGGAAAGCTCAGAGGGAAGCTAAGATTTGCAGCGGGCCTGATTGTGGTACGTTGGTAGATGGTGATGGTTACAATGCGGGGGCGATGGAATGACTATCGGACCTTATTATGATGCAGCTAATGAATTAATGAAAGAAATTCATGCCATTCAAGTAAAAAAACAGGACCTAGTTCAGGACATTTACTATGCAGTAAAAAGTGTTCAAACTAGCGATAGTGGCTTAGACGAGATTAATATTGCATTCAAAAATTCTAAGTTGCTTATTACATTATCAAATGATCTAGGAGATTTCAGTTTTACTAATACGCAGCTTGGTGAAATTGAAAGAAAACTCGGTGCAATAACCATCCAATGTCAAATTATTCCAAAAGGAACCTCTCTTGTTATTGAAATTCCTTTAAGTAGACCAAGCAAAGAGCAAGAAGAGAAACATAAAGAATGGGATAACTTTCTTCAAAGAGAATATGGCTGTGATTCTACTTTAGCACATCGAAGAGCCGTTAAGGGGGTAATGTAATGAATTTGATTATTGAAGAGGCCATAAATAAGCCGGTTCCGGCTTTAAGGGTCGAGGAAAGTGTTAATGTCGGTTGTAGTAGTTTACCCGAGGACTTATCTCACAGGTTAAAATTTGAAACAACTCTCAGACCTTCTCAGATTGAAGAGGTTGAAAAGATCCTTACCAGCATGCTTTATATTGCGAAACTGGATGAAGAGGGCCTGGGATTATGATAGTGTCCCAGGCCTATTCTATTTTTATGATCCTTTGCTCAGGTGAACCTCAAGAATACGAGGGTTATACAGCCCACCTGGGAAAGTACAATCCTGAAAAAGTGGAGTTCAAAATGCAGGATTGTTACGAGGAAATCGTTACTAAGGATCCCAAACCAGGTATCGCAGACACCGTCTGGATCGATGTTGAAGAGAAGGTCATGGTCCTTAAAGGAGACTCGGACTGGAAAATCGAAGTTCGGAATTATACGGATAAGAACCTATTTGATGAACATGTCCGGAAGATTAAGGAAATTGAGGGGATGACATGATTAACGATTGGATAACCTACCTCCAGAACGAGCAGGCCATTAACCATGGTAAGTGTTTAGAGGCCAGAGAGGAAGCAGGTCTCCCGGCCCCCACAGGTGACGAGGACTGCCAGGATGAATGCAGGAAATTCTGTAAACTAGTCGTCAATGAATATTCAAGACAGGGAGGCTTTGACCGTGCCCACCAAAAGGCCAAAATTGAAGACTAGTCGTGTGAATGATATTGAGATTGATATCACCAAGCATAAGGTGAAAAAGCCAGCCATTTGCCCGGAATGCGGGGCGAATTGTTATTATCTTTCCAATGGTGAACCGTACCTGGCTTGTTATGGGAAATGTGGAAAAACTTACAAAGAAAGTGAATTTACGGGGTGATTAAGATGCAAAGTGTATGTCCGGTATGCGAAATAAAAGTCAACGAAACCAACGGGGAATTTAAATGCCCTAAGTGTGCAGCATCATGGAAACTGGCAGCTTGGAAGAAAAAACAAAGCTTATTCAAGAAAAGGCCGTCCTGGTGGACACGGAATAAACACGAAGTCAATAAGGCCATTATAGGGATGACAATTATAACCGCCCTGGTTGCAGGTACTCTGTTGGTCATGGAAGCCCGCCTGGCTGGGATGTGATATGATGTATAATACTCCATGGAAACCATCAGAAGAGAAGTACCTACTGGAGAATTATGAGACCGACATCCATGTTGATGAATTGAAAGCCAACTTACCTGGTAGGACCGTGGCTGCAATATATTCCAAGGCAACCCATTTGGGACTCAAAAAACCTGATTTCATTGAGTATCCTAAGCTTGAAAACGCAGATGAAATTGATTGGAATATTCATTATTATAAGACCAATACGCTTCTTTCAGACCAGGAAATAGCTGACAAACTAGGATTAAGCAAAAACCAGGTTAAGCGTAGGGTGACTTACAATGCGTTACATTTACGGCCACCACAGGGCACGCCCCCGGACTGGTTTACAGAGATTGTTAAGGATGAAGGAGTCTTGGTGTAGAGGTGATTTATAATGTCAGTGAAATGGAGTCCAATAGAATACGCAACGGCTGTACTTTTACATGAGAAGGATTGGAGTTATAACCAGATAGGTAGGGCAATACACCGCTCCAAACTCACCGTTTATGGGAAAATAAAAGACCAAATGGGATTAAAATCAACACCGACAACTAACAGGGATTGGAAGGTTGCGGCGTATGTGGCCAGTCAAATAGAACAGGGGATTGATTATAACGATTGTAATTTCCTAGGAGCGAGTAAATAAGGTATTTATTATTATCTTTTGCCTGGATATCCAAGTGGTATGGAGACGGTTTGCTAAGCCGTGCTGCAATGCAGCGCCTCGGTTCAAATCCGGGTCCAGGCGTTCAAATAAAAGGTGATTAAAATGGCAGAAACAAAAGAACAGAAAGAATGGGTTAAAATCCCGGATGAAAGTATAGTTTGGAGGCCGGAACAGCCTGGGGAGGAGGTTGTGGGGAAATATATTAAAAAGGAATCCGCACCTTACAAGGGCCGTCCTAACTGCAAATACACGATATTACCTGAGAAGGCCGCAACGGATGAAGATAATGTCAGCGTTTATGGCACCGTTGGCCTGCGTAGGAAGATGGAAAAGGTCCCAGAAGGCTATAATGTTAAGATTGTTTATCTTGGTGAAAAACCAAGCAGCGACCCTGTTAAGAAACCTTTCAAACTCTTTGATGTGTTCGCCTGGATGAGTAAAGAAGATCCGGTTTATAAAAAACTGTATCCGGAGGGTGAAACACCTCCAGAAGGGAGTCCCACACTGGCAGGGAATGATGATCCGGAAGCTTTGAACATGATCGAGCATTACGAACAGGTTATCAAGGAAAAGAAGGGCAAGAATTATGAACCCACGGCCTGGGAGATTATCAACCTGGCAGAGGCTGAAGAGTTAGACGCTGACGATATGGCCAGGATAAAGGTTCAACTGGCAGAACTCATCAAACAGGAAAAGATTAAGCAAGGTAAAAAATGACTGAAAGAAAATGCCGTACATGTGGGCATCTTTTTGAGCCAACATACAGCTGGACTCAAAACTGCCCTTCATGTGTTAAACGGTATTTGAAAGGTGAACGGCATTTGAAGGATAGGAATAAGCAGAAAACATTAATTTGATGTATGAAATGGGGTGTAAACATTAAATTCAGTTTCAAAAATGAAGAAGATGAAAATAAATTAGAAGTGATTTTAGCAAAAAAAAGAAAATCTAAAGCCGATAAAGAATTTTTAAAGAGCTATTTTAAAGCCATTGAAGAATTTACAGGAACAGAAGAAAAAAAATATCAAGAAAAATATGGACTGGATACAGACCATATTACTCACATTTCTGGTTTTTTAGAAGTTAGGCTCAGCACGTTACTTAAAAAAGATAAACAGAGTGAGATTGAACTTGAAGAACTAAGGGCTCTTTATTCTCATGCAAAATGGCACGTTATAACTACATGGACAGTAACGCAACTCAGAGAAACCGAGGAAGAGCTTAAAAAGACTAATTTAAGAGGATTAAGTTTGTATAACGCTCCTTGGAAATGGAGTTTGTACTGGCCTTAATTTAATGGAAAAAGGTGTAAAAATGGAAGAAGAAACCAAACTGGCAGAAAAACCGATTGAAGAATTAGCACGTGAAAAATATATTTCCATGGATGCAGCCACGGTCAGAACGTTACTATCACGTGGCCGGTCTTCATGGAGTAAGAGTCAAACAGAATCTATCAAGACAGATAAAATCCTAAAGGCCGAGGTGGACCGGATTAACGGAGACCAGGAACTGATTGAACTCTTGATTCAGGAACGGATCATTAAGGAGAAAATAACAAACAGGATCCGTACTTTGGTGGATGAGGCCAGGGATGTTCCTTTCAAGGTATCCAGTAGGGGTGTCATGGTCCGTCTGGAGGACTACGATCTAACAGCATTAAGTATCAACTGTGAAGCCGGGAAGATGGACCTAACTCCATATCATTACGAGGGCATAGCTTTCATTAAACCGGTCAGTATTGCTAAGACTGCGGAGGGTTCTTTGGCTGAAATAATTGAGATACTAAAGGCCACGCCTAAGGAGCCTGTGAGCGAACAGGGGGTGTAAGTATCGGAAAAGGACCAACCTGGAGTCCTGAAGAAAGGAAATACTTCAAAGAAGCTGTTAAAAATGGCATGACAGATGCCCAAATAAGCAGCGAGTTCCACGTTAAAACCAAATTCGAAAAAGCAAAAGGGTTCCACATGCGCACCCCTGATGCAATAGGCCGCCGGCGTAGGTTGTTAGAACTTGAACAACCACCTACCAAGGGAAAATTAGGGAATCATAAAAGGAACTGGCCACAGGAAGATGATGATCTACTACTATCCTATGATGAGCTGGGTGTTCATAAAAAGGAGATGGCCGAAATATTTGGCAGAACTGAGCTGGCTATTGAAATTAGGTTAAGGTACCTGAAATCCAAAAAATCAGAGTCCTGGTTAGATACACTAAAGGACCATTTCATCAACATTTTCAGGAGGTTTGGAAATGAAATTTAAAATTAACGTGCATAAGATTGGGCATGTTGCTGACCTGGAGATTGAAGCGGAGGGTAAGGCAGATGCTGCTGAAAAGGTCAAAGATTTGCTGGGCACTGATAACGGAACTTACATGTTGGTTGTTGAATCACCAGCGCCAAATATTTGCAAAACCCATTTACAGCAAATAATCATGGCCGAACTTGCAAAGCCCGGATATGAGTATTATTTTAGTGATGGATTAAGCAGGTGATCTTAATTTTTCACCCTATTGAATATGCTACGGATCCAGACCTGGCAGGCGTATACATTATGTTTGATGATGGGGTGCTCCTGCAACTAGCTGTCAGAGGTACTCACCAATTTTATGAAGTCAGCTGGTATTTAGACCATTGGTTCTGCCAACCATGCCAGGGATTTTATTATCGGTCTATATGTAGGCATGTGAAAAGAGGGAAAAAGTTTTACAAAAAACTGAGGTGTATAAAATGATTGCAAAAGCAATGTTTGATAAAGAGGGTTCAAAGAGGGTTATTAATGCTCTTAAACTGGTTGAAAGTCTTAAAAATACTATTAATTTAGTTGTTTCAGAGGACGGTTTAAAATTCATTGTATTAGACAGATCACATATTTCCTTCGCTATTCTAGAATTAAAACCCGAACATTTTAAATGCAATTCAGATGAAGAAATGATTTTCTTACCAGATTGTGAAGATTTAAGGAGAGTATTAGCAGCTTACAGAAATGGCAGGGAGTTATTCATCACAGTTGATGAAAATTACCTAACCCTGCAATATGCTAATGATGTGAATGAGATTGAATTTAAATTACAGTTTGGAACTCTTGAAAAATATGATAAAGTCCCAGCAGCCCCAAAAATAGAGTGGCCTGCTAAGTTCACTTTACCTGTTAAGGATTTAAAAGACGCAGTTTGTGCAGCTAATTCTATTTCCGATAAGCTTTATTTCAAATCTTCAGGAGAAACAGACCACATACTCACCTGTTATGCTGAAGTCTATGAAAACGGCAATGAAACCCCCAATTTATCAATGAAGGCCTCATTCCAAACAGACACAGATTATAAGGAAAAGGTTTGGGGAGTTTATCAAACCCTCAGAGTTAATTCTTTACTCAGTAGTAGGACCACATTCTCAGATGAAGTAACCCTTGGGCTTGATGTTGATATGCCTTTGTTACTTATTTTTGATTATGAAGGGGTGGGTCAATTAAAGCTTTTAACAACCCCAAGGATTGAATCGGAGGAATAAAGATGAGTTCTGGAGTTTGTGGGTTTGATGATTACGAGCCTGAAAGTTATAAACAGATGTTAAATGATTTAAAGGGCGAAAAAAACCGTTTACATAGTGTTGATAAAGGATTCATACCATCAGAAAGTTTAATCGGTTTTTATCTGAATTTCATTTACTCGCTTGACAATTCCTGTCCTTTCTGTCAAATAGACCGCAAAGCTGAAGTTATAACAATTAAAAGCCGCAGTGAAGACATTTTTGATTTAAAAAAGAAGTTAGAAGCCGAAGAAAAACATCTCGTATGGTGGCATGAACGCAGGTCAGAACATAGAAATGTACCAAAACTGGGCCCTCATTTCATCCAATTCTCAGACATAGGATTCCATTATACCCTAGTAGTTACATGGAACATTGCAAAGGGTTTAGTTAAAAAAGGCATTTATGATGCTATTGATGCTCAAGAAAATACTATCAATAGCTACAAAGACGACATGGAAGATTATCCACTTTTCAATGAACGGTTTAAAAGATTTAAGCATGGTTTCTATGACGTTGAAGATGCCCTGGAAATCCGGGCCACAGCTGACGATTGTGACAAACTAATCATGTGGTTAGAATCCAAGGCCCAACTGGTCCGGAACTTCCGGGATGAAAACTTTAATCAAAAACTACCCATTTCAGTACCAATTCCAAAAAATCAGGCCAGATTACCGGGGGTTTAATCATGAAAATAACCTGGACGAACAACTGGCCACTGGTGGAAGGAATGCCCCTGGAGACAGGAGAGTATAAAGAAATCATTGACAATAGGAAGGCCACGACCCATGTTATGGACTGCAATCTGGCCTGGATGAGTAGCCAGATCACATGGACTAACCCGGAAACCCTGGAAATTGAAGCCCCGAAATGTTGTAATATTCCAGGGGAATACTTATTCACTTCCAGTCGAGGGATCCCCTATTTCAAGTGTAATAATTGCTCCAGGTTTTTCTCAATAGCTGAAGGGGTGTAATAATGAAAGTCATTCAAAGTGATAATGCCTGTTCGGCCTTCGATGACGAGTATCACAGTGACGAAGGACCAACATTAAAATGCATTTTAAATCATTTGGAAAAAGCAAAAGACGTAAAAGAACTTAGAAAAGTCTATGAATACCACTGGAAAGGCCACGAAAAGGATATAATTGATTTGGATTTTTTAATCGAACATCTTAACTGGGCTTTTCCAACTGATTATCCGGCCTGTTCTTTCTGCAAGGCTAAACGGAATAAACATAAAATTGTCATTTATACAAGTGACAAAAACGCCCTAGAATGGCTTAAATCCAAAATTCCAGATGAACAATACCAATGGGATTCTAAGACTAGAAGTGTGGATGATGAAACCGTCCAGTATTGGATTATTGCTTTTAAATATGTGAATTTCATTGAATTCCTGGGTAAGTCTTTAATCAGGTCTATTAAGGATGATGGAGTTTGGTTAGATGAATTATGGAAAGATGCTTTGTGGTCTAGTTATGAGGAGGACTAATCATGAATGATAATATGTTACCCCCTGGCTGTAATATGGACAATGAACCCATGCAGGCTTATGAAAATATGGTTAACCAGATCCAGGCCATCATGGATGATGAAGAGGCCAGCTGTAAAATTGGAGGTTATGAAGAGGCCCTGGAAAAGATAGGATTCACTCCTTTATTTAAAAAAGATGAAGTCAAAGAAGCAATGGAAAAAATAAGTCATACTGAGATGTACCTTGATGAAGATGCAGAATATTTGCTTATTATTTCTAACGTGGCTGAAGTGTGGACTTTATATGAAAATGTTGAATGGAGAAATCTATGATGAAAACAATAAAATTTTCCAAGGATTATCCCAAACTTGAAGAAATACTCTTCTCTACTATCAGGGCCGCACCAAAAAAACTGAGAACAGGCCAGGTCTGCCGTATAGAATCACCGTCCATGGAGTTTAAGGCTGTAGTTGTGAAGAAACTCACACAAAAACTTAGTGAGATAGACATGGAGGACTTACTTCTCGATACAAACACCACTTCCAGGGATGAGGCCATGGCCGAACTAAGAGAATATTATCCTGACCTGGAAAAAGATAGTGAGGTTCAGGTTCTATGGTTCGTCAAGGACAAAAGGGATGATTAAATGGTCTTTTGCAGGTTAAAAATGGGAAAAGTAACCAGGAACAATTGTTTATATTGTCAGGAAACTGGAGCTCCTGACAGTTGTTTGCACCGAAAAGATGAAGGACAACAGGCCAGGTTAGGTGGTTTTGAATGATGAAAGTTAAATGTGTTGTCTGCAATGAAACCTTTGAATCGGATTCTAAAGTCAATAATGTATGTGATCCCTGCATGGATGACTGGAGAAAAAATAGTCCATGGTATCAGAAACATGTTGTAAAAAACAGAGGGAGGGCCCATAATGGTAAGTAGATCATATAGGTCCATCCATCACCAGGGGAAACTTAAACGCTTAAATAAAGAAATAAAGGCATCTAATGAAAATAAACAGATTTTAAATGAAGATAATGCAAAGCCTAAGACTAAAAAAGAGTTAAAGGCAATGGTCAAAATTAAAGAAGACTTAGAACAGGTAAGAGAGGACGGTTATTAGAATGGCAGTATGGAGCGATCATGAATCTGAAATTAGAAGCCATAGGGACATCGGAACACTGATATTAATAGATAATCGTCCATCTAAAAAATGTGCTAAATGTGGAGCTCCTTTCGATTTAACTAAATATAAAGGAAAACATTACTGCAAAAACTGTTTAGACAAACTTTTGAGGTGGTAGAATGAAGGAAACACCTAAACCCTTTGTATTGGATTACGGAGCTCAAAGAGATATATTGTTTAAAGAAATGGGTACGGCAACTGTATATCGAAAGAAAGACGTTAAAACCAATGTTTTCTATTTAGTATCTGTTGATAAAACATGGTATGAACCAGTCGTGGGATTTCAACAGTACAGACGACCAAGTGGTGTATCTAAAACCCATAAAAAAGAGAGCAGGGGATTTCCTGAAGATCCGGAATATATCAATCGTTATAGATATGCAAGACACTTAGAGAAACATACTTCTATTATTCAAAAATGTGCTAAACTGTTAAAACAATTTAGGGGATGAAAAGATGGACGAAACCGATTTAATTAAAACAATGGAATTAGACGAACCGTTTTTAAAAATGAGTATGAAAGCATATCCTTATCTTAAAGGATTTGTTGAACCTGGAGTTAATGAATGGTGGTGCGAAGGATACCATTTAGGAGCTAAGGACTTTGGACATGGAACATTTAGAACAGACATCCATCTTTTCATAGATCCGCCCTTGACTAAAAATGAAAGATTCCAGGTTTACACCCAAGACATTTTACAGAAAATTTATAAAAAAATATTAAAAGTGGCCTACGATGGTGATGTGCTGTTAGCTTTCCATGATTGGGTTTTACAGGATGTTAAAAGACAGAATTTAACTTTTAATAGGATGTGGCTATGTTTCCTTATGGAAAAGTGTTTCCATAAATTTTGGGATGGAACTGACTGGGAGGCAATGGAATGAAAACTAAAGTAATGTTAGTCATTGAGAATGAAGAAGAAATTTTAGAACTCCTCGATTTGATAAAAGATTACATATACAATGAAATAGATTGGTCTGACGAAAGTTGCGATATAAGCGCTAGAGTGAAATCTGGGATTGAAGAAAAAACGGAAGACATAATTGATCACCTATATCCTGGGGACAAGGGATTAAGATGAAAAGCGATGAATTGTTTAAACAAGCCTACGAGGATTTAAAAGAGCATTGGAACCCTAAGGATGGAGATATATTCTATACAGAATACTCAGAAAAAGATAAAGAATTTTCAAAAGAGCATTGGAAGCATAAAAAGGATCATAATGGATTTTATTCTGTTCTTAATAATGTTGAATGGATGAATTCTGGCCATAAAGATTACAATAAATATTTAAAAGAAAGCAAAGGTTTCTGGAGGCCTAGACAGGAAGATCTACAAAAAATCAAGATGGATCAATATGGTCACACACCTTACCGTGTTTTAACATCATTCAACTTATGGTACAATGATTATGGAATATTATTAAGAAAGCATGATGGTTCTGATTTTCCAGACAGCAGAACAGATATAACAATATTATGGTTATTATTTGTAATGGAAAAAATGTTTAAAAAGCAATGGAACCCTAAAACAAAGAAATGGGAGTTGATACAATAACCCTTAAGGGATACATAAACTTAAAAACTCTTATAATGGCCATAGCCTCTGTTTTTGCAGTTGCGGGGGCCTATCTAAACGCCCTAGGAAATATCCTTTGCTTCCCAGTATGGTTAATCACTAACTCTATTTTTGCAATAGTTGCCCGGAAGGATAAAAACCCTTCGATGGCCTTCATTTTCGCATTGTATTTCAGTACGAGTGTGTTAGGGTTATGGGTGTGGTAAGATTGATTCACTTTTTTAATTATTTCAAAAAAAGTTAGGAGTCAAACATTAAAGATTTGTTAATAGTCATATATAAATACTATTGAAAATATACGATTAAGTAGTGGAATGGGTGTATTTGCATAATGGAGGGAGGATACGTGGCATATGGGTATGTTTATAAAATAGAGAATTTAGTAAATGGTAAGATCTATATTGGACAGACTACTTTAAATCCATCAAAACGTTATTCATCTCATTTGTATGAGTTAAGGAATAAAAAACATAAAAATCTTCATTTACAATCCTCATATAATAATTATGGGGAACTTAATTTTAAATTCACTGTCTTAAATTACGCTACTGATAAAAAAACACTCGACAAATTAGAATATGATTATATAAAAAGTTATAATTGTTTAGATGATTCAAAAGGTTATAATCTTCAATCGGGAGGGGCCAATGGGAAACCATCACTAAGAACCCGCAGAAAGATGAGTGAAGCACGTAAAGGTGAAAAGGCCCCATGGTATGGTAAAATGGGTTCGGAACATCCTAGATATGGAAAACCCCATTCTGAAAAAATTAGGCAAAAAATTAGTGAAACAAAAAAAGGAAAAAAATTATCATTAGATCATCGGCAAAAAATTAGTGAAGCACATAAAGGCAAAAAATTGTCATTGGAAGTCCGTAAAAAACTGAGTGAGGCGCACAAAGGCGAGAAAAATCATAATTATGGGAAAAAGTTTTCTCCCGAAATTTGTAAAAAAATGGGTGAATCGCAGAGAAGAAAAGGACTATTCGGATTCACAGGAGTAGGATTACATAAAAAATGCAATCCTGAAAAAAAGGCGTGGCAATCCCGTGTGATGCATAATAAACACACTAAATCTTTAGGAATGTTCTACGACCCCCTGAGTGCGGAAATAGTTCATAATTTAGTTTTGAATGAACTGGAGGAATTAGGATGAAAACAATTCCTCCTTACACAAAGGTTTATTTGAGGGATTGCAGAAGGGGCCAAAATGATGGATGCATTAAAAAGTTTTTTTCAACTCAACCAAATAAAATGTATTGTTCGGCCAAATGTCTCCGTGAATCTGTTTTAGTAAGTAATAGGAAAGCTAGGAGAGAATATAAAAAGAAATATCCCGAAATAGAAAATTCTAGAAGAGTAGGGAATGTCCAAATAGGAGCTCATAGAAATCCTAATTTTAAAAAAGAACAAAGTATTATTAAAAAAGAAAAGCGTCACACATTTCTTACCCATACTTATGATAAGAGGAAACATAAAAGCACCCTCAGTGGAGCAGAGTTTCCTCTTAACCATCACAACTATAATGATTTACCAGCTTTCAGTATTTCATACCTCAAAGACAACCAAGTAAAATGTCCCGAGTGCGAAAATAAACAGAACCTTATTGAACATGCCCTTAATATTTGCAGCCGGTGCGGATTAATCTTAAAAGCACCATCAATTCATGTAGGTTATGAAGTAGATGACCTACTCCCAAAGAAGAAAATATGCCCCACAGTTCAAGATTTGAATAGAACCAAAAACCTTAAAAGTGCTCATGAACTGGCATTTGTCAAATACAATGAGCAGATTACTTTAATTGACTGTGAAGTGCAGAAGAATGATATTCTTAATTTTAATGATTCAGACCCTTTAAATCCCATTTTTTGGGGTTATTATAGGAAAAAGAAAATTTACAATAAATAACTTTTACTTTAAATAAACCCATTGTTAGGAGACTTTCTAGCCATCGTCTCCTAGCCCCTCTTTGTTATACACCTTGAGGGCTGCGTGAAATAGCTGATTCTGCCAAGATTATCACCACCTTTTTATAAGAACATTTAAGGGTTCACGCAGTTCCTTATACTCACAAATATTTTATTTTGAAATAAAGATAATGGATAGTGATAATATGATAATAACAGCCCACACCGGGCTTTAAATACTCCAGTGGCAACAGTGGCACCCTAAACAGTAGCAACGCACTTTTTAGGATACACTAAACAATGGAGGAGATCAGATTAAGAACTACTTTTTATTATGTATTATATTACTCCTGACCATTTCTCAAGGAGTTGGAATAGTTGCAGCAACGGATACTGTAACACATTACGCAGCACCCTCAGGATATTACTATGGTGAACCCGGAACTTACACCTGGATAGATCAGTGCCCTTTATGTGGTGCTCATGATTGTCTTTCCTGGAACCCGAAAGGTGCCAAACCTGGAGAATGGACATGCGTAGTATGTTCGGCAGATTTCGATGGTACGAATGGTGAAGATAAGGCCGCAGGGGGGAGCCGTGGAACTTTGATAAGACATGTTCCCGAACCAGAACCAACTATTTCCAAAACAGAAATAGTTCAACCAGCACCAACACCCTTAGAAATAGCCCAAAACTGCTATAAACATAATGAATTCTTTAATTTAAACTCATAGTATTATGAGAATAGCCAGAACATGGGTTGAATAAAGTATATTTGTATTGTCGAACACCAAAATAATTCGATAATTAAAAATTAATATCAAAAACCTTCCCTGGAAAGAGAGTTTTTAAATCACCCCACAGTATTCAACCCCACTGGCTATTATATTTTTATTTTTAAATGGTGTGATTCCATGAAGAAGAGTAAATCACTATGTCCTTATTGCCATAGACAATTAGTCTGGGATGGCTACCTTGAGAAATGGACATGCCTCAAATGCGGGGACGTGAACCTGGAATTAAAGAAAGTAAAGGCGGGTACATACCATGGACATTAAAACTATTGAGTACAGTATCGGAGCTTTAATTGTATTTATTGTAATCGTTTTTTTCATACTCTTAGTAGCAAACCTAACAACGTATTAAAAGGAGGAATAAACATGGATATTTTAAAAGATGAAGGCGGACAAGTAGAGTTAGATAATGGAAACATTTCAACAGCAATTATATCTATAGTGACATTAGTTGCAGGTGCCCTGTTAAGTTACTTCTTAGCAAACCCAACAGCACTGGAAGATATATTTGTACAGTTAGGAGTTGAAGGTAAGATTATTGCAATAGTAGTTCCAATGCTATTGGTTGTCATTGCAGTTGTATACAATGCTTACTTCCCACGCCAAACCACCGAAACCAAAGACGAACAAGCCTAAACAGTAAAACCCCCTCCAGACACGCACCTGGAGAAAGGACAACAACATGAACAAACGAATAATAACGCCTATCGGTGAAAAGCACGAGTTATATGATATGATTCAATACACGAAAACCATGTTGATAACAGGATTCCTGAAATCTACGATAGGCACCATGCTCATAGGACTGGGGAGTGCAATCTTAGCTTATAGTTTTATACAACCGGGCTATGCAGCACACGCCCCCTACGTTGGGATCATACTCATATTGTTAGGATGTATCATCTATTTCATAGGCGACATCTACAAAATGCGGAAAAAGAATGAAGAACTCCACATCACCGAAGCCCTCATGGACCAAAAAATAGAAGACAACGCTTTAACCGAAGAAAAGGCCCGACTCATAGCAAAGAAACTGATCCGTAAAGAGTTAGATGATTTAGAAGATGTGCTCTGTGATGATGGTTTGGATACTCTTTGTGATGAAAAACAAAAATAATACTTTCCCTCTTTTTAATGAAACAATAACCCTATGATTTTCATGAGTTAAGCCTTCTTAACCCTTCTTTTGTAATACTTTTTTATATTTTTATTAGTTAAAGAATTTACAGCACGTTACAGATAAAAAGAATAAACTTCCCCTAGATTTTTATACAAAAGGAGCAGCCTATGACTCCAGACAACCTTTTCACAAAGACAATTTACAATCCTTATAGAAAAGGTGGTCAAAAAGTTCCACCAATTACTTCCGAAGAATACCAGAACATGAGAAAATATCTGGAAAGTGTTCATAAGAAGTGACCATCATGACCTTCCCTGGAGATGCCATAAACCAATACCATAATATCACCAACTCCAAGGAAGAATCTGACTTTTACCAAGTACTTTGTGACATACTAGATGAAACCGACTAATTCACAAATTTCACAAAAAAATCACAAAAAATTAGGAATGTGAAACCAATGCCAACCACCAAAAAGAATAAAAAATCCATATCTGATGAAATCTCAGAACGCATAGAAGAAGACATGGTGTTTGGATATGAAGACAATGACGGAACAAAACAATATCCTACTCTTAAAAGTTCGGCTGAATGGTACAAAGTAAGTTACGATGTTCTGAGACAAATAGCTAAAGAGTGGGGTTGGAGACAACGGAGAAAGGACCATCAACTCAAAGTATCACAAAAGGTTAAAGAGAAAAAGAAAAGTGAAGAGATGAGTGAGGCCGAAGCTGAAGCCATAGTGGTTGATGATTACAGGTTTAACAAGGCTGCTAACAAATTAAGAAGAGCCACGGCTCAAGAAATTGATAAGATAATCAACGGTGAGGTTTATCTTTATTCTGATAAAGAAGGCCCAGTTTATGGGACTCCTAAAAATGCAGCTTATTTATTAATGAACTGTGGTAAATCATTAGAGTCTGCTCAGAAAATATCTAAAACTGCAGCTGGTGAACCTTCTGAGATTAAAAAAGTTGAAGGTAAAGTTGAGAATAGTTATGCAGACGAATTTAACCAGATCATGGATGATGCTTTAAAAAAAGTAGATCAGAGCGTAAATGAGCAATAGGAGGATTTGCATTTGGCAAATTTAGACATAGGGCCTATTACTCAATATGATCAGGATATGCTTAAACTTACATTAATTAACAACCCATACCTACCTGATGAAATAAAAAAAGGAGTTTTAGGCTATCCCCAACAACTAAAAAGTCTCATATATTTGAATAGACCCATACCTACAGACTACCACCGTATACTAATTGGTGGTGAAGCCTATGGGGGCAAGACTCTTTTTGGTGGAGTATTGGGGCTTAGATTCATACATATTAAGGGATTCAAAGGATTGAACACACGTAAAAATTATGATGACTTAACAGAAGAATCAGTAGATAGTATATGGGGATATATAAGACTTTGGAATGAAGAATTAACAGACGAGTACGGGAATGAAAGAAAATTAAAGATTAAACTCAACCCTCCAAGGATAAAAAGTCGTGAAGGCGGGTTACTAGCTTTTAGAGCATTTGACCATATCTTAAAAAAAGAAAAAACACGAAGTAAAAGTTATCAACAGATATGTAATGATGAAGCTCCAGAGATAGAAAAACCAATCTTAACGTTCCAAGGAAGAAGCTTAAGACAACAAAGTGAATCACGATTCCCCAAAGCAATAGTAAACTTCGGAAACCCACAGTTTGACCCTAAAACCTTTGTATTAAATGATAGTAGTAAACGATTTTTAAAAGAATATGTCGAAGGAAAATATGTGTATGTCCCGATGGGATGGCGTACTAATCCATACATTAGCCAGGAAGAATTTGAAGCCAGTTTAGAAGATTTAGATGAAATTGATAAACAAAGTCAGAAAGAAGGTAACTGGCATTATACTTATGCTCAGGGTGGATTAATTGATATAAACCTTATTAAAGATTATTTAACTTCTGATTATCCTTTACAATCAACTTCTATTTTAAGTATTGACCTTGCTGGGCGTGGGCGTGATAAGTTTGTTGTATCAACCCTCACCCTCGATGCAATTTCTAATCAAATCATGATTGATAATATTAGTCAAACTGTAGGTACAAGTACAGAGTTACTTATTGAAAAACACGTGATGGAAGACAATAAAAGAGACGTGTATCCTTCAACTTGTATACTTGAGATTGAACCTGGCAGCTGGGTAGATACAGAAAAGTATTGGAAAGAATTTTTCCAGCAGTTAGGAATTATAGTAGAACCTCGAAGTCCTGTAGGGTCTAAGTTTAACCGGGCTAGACCGTTGATTCGTGAAATGAGTCAGGGATTAATTTTAATTAATAAACTATTGATGGATAAGTATTATGTTGAATCAACTTATAATGAATCTTATTTTGAATTATTAAAGCAAGAGATAGGGAGATTGGCTCCAGTAATGCAGATATCTCCCAACATCATGGATAGTTTAAGTCAGGGATTTAATTATTTGAGAAATCCAGAATATGGAGAGGAAACAATACCAGGAGTGGGCTAATGAATATATTCAAAACAATCAGAAACAGCATCCCCGCCACAAGGGAACAGATACTAAACAGTATCGACCGAGGGGTTGGAGCAATAGGAATCAGCCTCTCTAGTACAGGTGAAGGAAACCTCAAAGACCTAACAGACCTGGCCCAAGTCAACCGCACAATAGCCAACGCAAGAAGAGCCTTTGAGATAGACCCCACCGTCCGCAGTAGTATTCTTTCAAGTGTAATCATAGCAACCGGGGACTGGGAGATAGAAGGGGATAAGAACGCATCCGATAACGCAGTGAAACACATCAAACGCAAGGCCAAAGAATGGGATTTGAACCAGATAATCAATGGCCAAGCCATGAAAACGAGCATTGATGGTAAATGTTTCATCCGGAAAAAAGGATTCAATAATGATATAACTAACGTGGACTTCTTATCTTACGATGAGAACACTTATAACTTCATAGAATTGAAGGATAATAATACAGGGCAGGTTATAGGTTATAAGCAGAAAGCAATGGTTTATAATATCCCAAAGGATTGGAAGGATAAATCTTTCGATACACTCGTGGCAATGAAAGGGGAAGAGAAGGAAAGCAACTTCCTCCCAGGTGATGTTATCCATCCCAAATTGTTTGATGATGGAACCAGCCTGGTTTATGGTGCTCTTGATGATGTTTATAATTTGAAGAAGATTAAGAACTTTGGGCCTACGATTGTTAAACGTGCCCTCATGACCCTGGGGGTGGAGGTGGGCACTAAGGATGCTCCTATCAAGCCATGGGGTGAGAATGAGATATTGACTTATGCTCAGAAGAAAGCATTGATCAATGCCGAAATGGCTTTAGTCGGTGAAGATTTCAGTAAGAAGGAAAATAAGGATACAATCACCCACACATACGGGATAAGGCCGTATATGGTTGGGGATGGTAAACTAGTGGATATTACTCCTTTCATTACTATTTACAAGCAGGAAATCAGAGAATCAATCTTAACTCCAGACAGTCGGTTTAACAGTGCCTCAACCAATAAGGCAACAGCCGACGCACAGATGGGAAACAAAGGTCAGGGAACCGTTATTACATATATGCAGAGTAACATTAACCAGTACCAATCCCAGTACCTTTTCGATGACCAACTTAACCGGGCAAGTTACATAGATGACCTGGGCCTGATTCGTATTAAATTCACACCATTGGAAACCGAGAATGGCTTATCACTTTCCCAAGTAGCACAAACATTAGAGCAGCTATACCCATCTACCGACGAAACAGAGAAAGAAATTAGGCAGCAAACTTATTTCCCAGCTTATTACCAGGCTAAACAGAAGTATGATGCGGACATGGATAGTACGGATGAGGAAGAAATCATCATCAACAACAGTATACGAGAAACGAGTCACGGGTTCATAGAAGAACAGAAAGGCACAATGAGGATTATTGACGGGTTTAAAAAGTATATGATTCAGGAAGAACTTGTTAAACCCCCAATGGGTAAAGGTGAAACGGTATGAGTGAACTACTGGTAAGTGTCGATGCCCTGGCCCAGGGGGGGATCCAGTACGTTCCCATCCCCGAATACAAATATGATGAAATAATCGAGGAGATGCTAACTAATATCTTCCAGGAAGATATGATTCTGAACAGTATTGAAAATAGTGCATTAAGAAATAATTTTCAAATCGAAGGTGCCAAAGATTTCTGGAAACTCATAGACTCATTATTAGATGAACATATCACACTCACAAAAGAACACATCCTCGATGCAGGTAAAACTTCAAACCTGAACTATGCATATCTGAGACAGATCTACCCAGATATTGATAACATCATCCAAGAATCCATCCCAGACATCAAAACATATACGGAGAAGTTCTACACTGCTGGGAAAAATGCAGGTTTCAGTCAGATAGGGGTAGAATCATTTCTAGGT